CTCTTTAGCTTTCTTAAGTGAGCAACCCAATTGAAAAGCTAATGCGTTTTCTCTGCCGCCGAAGATAATAAGGAAGTTAACAATCTTAGCATGTTGTCTAGTAATGCCTAAAGCATCTGCTGTAGATTGGTGAACGTCACCTTCGTTACGGAAGATTTCAAGCATTTTTTCCTCTTTGGCATAGACCATAGCCAAACGCATTTCAATGTTCTTATAGTCAATCTCCCACAACTCTTTACCAGGTTCAGCTAAGAATAACTTCTTAATTGGAGACTCTCTAGGAATCTGCTGCATGTTAGGATCTTTACAGGAAAGCCTTCCAGTAACGGTACCGTGCTGTTGAAAGTCAGCATGTAATTTACCGTAATCCTGTACTCTTTCAAGATAAGGAGAATAGTAGCTAGTAAGCTGTTTTTGGATTTGTCGCCACTCTAGTAAAATCCCGGCAACTGGATGATTGCAATGCTCTAGGAAATAAGTATTTACCTGAGGCTTACCTCCAGGCGTTTTCTGAGTTACCTTAAGTCCTAGACCTAGAGGCGGAGGGCCAAATAATTTAGGATGTAATTGCGACGGCTTAGCTGGATCAATTCCAAGGTATTGTTCAATCTCCCGTAATCGTAGATTACATAACCCCTGTAAGTGTTTCGCAGATTCAATATCTACAGGTACACCTTTTTGCTCCATTGCCTGTAAGACGAGCATAAACTTTTCGTCTACGTTCCAGACTTCTTCATAAGGTAGAAAATCTGGCTTCAGATATTCATACAGTTCAAGAGTTATCTTAGCGTCTTGCTCTGCATACTTAGCCATAATCTCAGCGGGAATTTCTTCCCAGATAGGCTTCATCGCTTTCGACAAAGCTTTTTCTTTATGAACTCCTAGAAACTGCCCGGCTAACATATCCAAACCGTAGTTAAGATGGTTCTCATTAATGAGATGGGCCATGAGTAGAGTATCGTAGATTTTAATCTCTGGGATCTGAATACCTAGTCGTCTTAATACATGAAGATCGAATTTAGCGTTATGAAACACTAATTCCGACCGTACACCCCTTAACAGGTCGATAGGGCCTGATAGGTTCGATCCGCCTAAGTCCATCCATGAGTCATGTCCTATAGGGATATAGAAGGTCTGTACCTCGCCCTCAACACGTTTTGCAAGTGAAATACCCATACAGTAACGATCTTGATACCGGGTCGTTATATTAGTTTCAGTATCTATACATAAGGTACTATGAGTTGAAGTTAAGAAGGGGATTAGAACTTCCTGATACTTCTCTTGGTTGTCTATCAGCATCTGTAAACTCCTTGAACGTTAAGTGTTCAGTCCTCTTGACTTTGATTGTTTCTTTCTTACCGAATCTAACCTTTAATGGATCTAATTCAATGTACCCTTTAGATTCTTCTTCCCATAGACTTACAACAGTCGAAACTGTCTTAGCAAAAATGTAAGAACCATAAAGATCGCTAAGCTTTCTAGGCTTTTTGTTACCGTCACTAGCCTTACGGTTATGATGAATAAGAATAACAGCGCACTCATGTTCTTTAGTCATCCTTCTGATCCATCGCATAATGGATCTAGCCTCTGACTCTTTTAAATCCTCCGTCGCTAATTCAGAGAGAGAATCAATGATTAGTACGTCAGGTTTGAAATCTTTCATGATCTTTTCGTAAGCACCAAAACTGGAAGAATCGGCATCCGGGGCAAACACTCTTACATTATCGTTCCATAAATTAACAGTAGGTTGAAGTGCGAAATCTTTCCCCTGTAAGACGAAAATGTACTTTGCTTCAATAATGTCCATTTCCAAAGAAAGCACCGCAACCTTTACAGGGGCATTAGCTTCCTTACCATGTACTCCAGAACCAGTAGCCAATTTATGCGCTATGTCGAATGAATATTGAGTTTTACCAACGCCGGGCTGACCTGTAATCATCATAATACCTGTAGTATGTAACCAACCAGGAATAAGCCAGACAAGTTCTAGCTCATGATTCATAATCTCTAAAGGTGAGTAACCTTCGATTACAAGTTCTTTAGCTAGGTTTAAAGTAGCGATAGCGGCTATTTCAGACAGCCTCATTAGCTGATCTGATCTGCCTACAAACTTCTTTATGCGACAGTCTGCTTTATACAGTAAAGAAATAATCTCCAGTTCAGAGCAACCCTCAGAAGCTAGAATGTAGCCAAGTCTCATTAAGAAAGTAGATCGAGTTAGTAACGGTGCTAATTCTTTAGTCACCATATTAACTATGTCAGGACCAAACTTTCTTTGTTCAATAAGAACGTCAGCATCAAGCAAGCCTTCATAGGTTACTTCTAAAGGCGGCTTCTCAATTTCAGGAGCTTCATCAAAAATAGAGAAGTCTCTCTTAAGAAATACTCTGTCAAACTTAACTACTTGTGTAACAAGGGGCTTGGAGTACTTATGATTTAATGTACCCGGCGGCCTTAATACCTGAGTGCAATCCCAACCTGAATTATCAGCACGAAAATAGTAAGTAAGTCTGCGATTAATGTTTTCAACGGTTTCCCCGTTTGCAGGCTTAATTTTCCAGTAGCAATGAGTATGAGTTTCTGAACTTGTTTGGATAATAACATCAGGACTCGCTATCTCTTTGAAGTCTATCTTGGAGCTACCATCAAACTCAACCCAGGCCACATTAGAATGCTTAAACGAGTCTTTAGTTGCGCTCTTGTCTTTCCACAGAGCGGGAGAAATATAGATATTACCTTCTACACTTGCAGTAGTAATCCAATCGGTTAATGATTGCTTATCGCTGGGCCACAGAAAAAAACGCTGTTCCCATTCCCCTGTATTTTTTTTCAACGGAGAATACACGTATCCTGTGTCTGCCTCGAATAAGAATCCTAAGAATCTATCTAGTTCATCGGACATATAGGGTTCCTCTAAAGAAAAATTAAGGGGGGTACCGAAGTACCCCCCTTAACGGTTTGCCATTTGTAGCTGGCAATGATGCAATTCTAGATTGACAGTGTGCGGACTGCACCCCTAGTTTTTTAAATTGTATTTCTACGACAGCCGTTGTCAATTCCCGTTATGGTGAATAAACCTGCCGCAGATCTTTAGAAGGAAGGAATGTAGTACTTAACTGTGTTCTGCTCTTTGTCAGAATCACGGTTGTCAGGAACAATCCCAACAAAAGCCTGGCACTCCATACCTACCAATTCATCAGGATCAAGAGTAAAGTCATCAGACAATTCTGATCCAATAAGGGATTCAAGCCACAGCTTCACGTAAGACATATCGTTGTCCGGACCTGAAACTACTTGCCAGCTAAGAATCTTCTTACCTGCATACTCTTCATGATTAACAATCTCGTAAACGAGACTTGCAACCATCTTACTCTTGTCCGTCTTACCGGGAGCAACTTTGCATCCAGAAAGCATGAGAGTATATTCCCCTTCGGGAACTACCTCAAACTTCGGACGAGTAACCCCTGTGAAGTTTAGGTCAATTGCGTTCACTTATAGCTCCTATTAAATAGTTGTTTTAGGTTTGGATTTTCAATTTTGGATTCTTGTATACCTAGACGGTTTTTAGCCGTCACTTTCCCTAACTGGTTTACAGTTAGGGTTCTTGTTGCTGGATTAACCCCAACACCCGGTTTGTATTCAAGGTATCCTGTAATATTCAGCAGACCATTTAATTTCTTACCTACTGCGGGAGTTAAATCAGGACGAATCTTAACAAGTCTCCTTGTTTCCCCTTCGCCTTCCCAATCTTCCGTTTCATGGCAGATAATAATTACATGCTTCTCCATATCTTGAAGCTGCACGAAAAGAGCATCTAGCATTTCACTAGAGATTCTAAACTCTTGAAACAGAGGCAGATACACGTTACGACTAGAGTTTTTCTTTACAGCAGACTGCATTTCTTCATGTAGTTGGAAGAATTGAAGTCTAGTTCCTGTATCAATAACTAAAGTCTCATACTCAGAAGTCTTGAACTCTTTAACTACGTCGAAAACTTCTTTCATAGTCTTAGGTTTAAGAATAGGAATAGTATGATACTGCTCAGGCATAGATCGCAATGTTTCTGCGCTACGTTCTAAGTCTAGCCAGAAAGGCTTAGGAGCATCTGCTGCTAATCTAGTTTTACCTGCACCCGATGGACCATATAATAGAAACTTAATCCATGCGGGAATTTCATCAATCGTTTTTGCTTGCTCCAGGATGCCCATATGTAAAAAATACCTCATGAATAGTGATTCCAGCTTTAGGGCCTTCCATCTTATCAACTCTATGGAAACCCTGAGAATCTTCGATAATATATTCTATTTCTTCGCCGTCGCTATATCTTAAGATGCAACTTGAAAGTGTTCTCGTTTGTTGAGGCGTCTTTACCGGCCTCGCTGGAAGGTTTAAGTCCAACTCTAACTTCATAATCTCTTTCAACTTTCTCGTACAAGGAATGAATAACGGATTCTGTATCAAAACCCCTTAACTCCTGAGTACAGATTGGGTTGTATTGACACTTAGCACAATCCTTAGAATAGAAATGAACAGGATCTTCCTCTTCAATCATTCTATCCACTAAGCGTAAAGTGTCCTTGTAATAGAACTCTATAGCGTAAGGATTGTGGGAGTGTCTCAACTTTTGGAAGCGTTCCGCAATAGTAGGCTGCTTCGTTTTATAATTGTATGAGTTAATAAAACTGATTTCTACATCTAAAGGCATTTCACCTGTAGCGAGCCAGATTGCTACGGAATTAAATAGCAATTGATTCTCTAGAGGCATCATGGGTTGTGCCCATGATCCCCCTTGACCAGTTTTATGATCGCGTACTACAAGCCTACCAGATTCGTTCGTAGAGCAAGTCAGTGATACAATTAAGAATTACTTGATGACCTTTAGGAGTTGTAACTTCAACTTGACTTATTAACTCAACTCCCTTTACTTCCATTCCCTTATCAATACTTGCAGAATAAGAAGCTACATACTGCATGGCCATTTTACTGACTTGTGCGATGATTCCTACATTCTCTTCTGTAAGAGTTTCCATGTCTCGCTTAATACGAGATGCTATGTAATTAACAAGAAAGTCCGAACCCGGCTTATGACCTTGTTCGATTGCTTGATAATACACATGCATTAACTCATGGAAGTAGGAACCTAATTCAAAGAAACGCTTCTTACCAGCCTTCTTACGAATCTTAACTACATATGAGTAATGCCAAGCTTTTGGACACTGCTTCCACATATACATCTGACTCGGGCTAATCTTATGTACAGACTTATCTTCAATTTTGTGCGTCATGGATCAGTCCCTCGAATTTCTTACTAACTGCTTCCGCTTTCTCATCTGTTAGTAGTACTGGAAAAACAGCATTAATAATAAGACACCCGGCTTCTATCTGAATACAGGAGTAAACATCTACTCCGTCTTTAGATAAGATTTTCTTAGTTCCAATTCCTATCGCGTAATCTGTTAGTTTTATCGTCATTGGCTTTAAATTCGTAGAATTCAAGTAATGATCTAATAAACCACGCAGCAGCTTTCCTCTTACCCGATTTTGAGCCCAAGTTATGATGCGCCCACAATTGACAATGATAACTTTCAAGCCAGGCAATAACTTCATCTTCTTTGATGCTCTCCAATAGTA